TGAATAGACAGCAGATTGGTGCTGCTCAGCAAGTCATTACACAACTAATGTCACAAGCGAGTGGACAACAGGAACAACATATGATGACTAGTAGTATGCGTGGTCGGGGAACCAGTCATGTCAACGGAGTACAACAAACATCTGCAAAGGCGTTGAATTCCAACCTAAATCCAATTAAAGGTCTGATCAAATGAGTATTAAAAGAGAACAGGTTGGTGAAATTGATTTCACCCTGTTAGTTTATAGAAATGGTCAAAAACTTCAGAACTCTGAAGGTAGTTATGACCTGAAAGAATTTGTCAGAGGATTTGAGATCTTTGAAAGTATTGAAAATGCCACTATAGAAGCATCATTTATCTTTGAAGATGCTGCTGGTCTGATTGGTGCTTTGACTGGATCTGAGCAGTTTGCTCTCAATATTGTTGGTACGATCGTCGATAAGAGTTATTCTTTTAGAAGTTATGAAATTGAATCTAGAACAAGAACTAATCAGGGTTCTGATGTATTCATAGTCAATTGTGCTTCTGATGAGTTTGTTCGTAATGAAGTTACAAATGTATTCGGAAACTCTGAAGTTATCTTTAATAATGGAACCGAAGCATCTCAAATTGTAAACCAATTAGTTAAAAATCAAAAATATCTTTCTAGTGCTAAAAAAGTATATTTGGAAGAAACTTTGAATGATCATCATTTTGTTGCTCCAAACTGGAGACCCTTTGATGCAATTTATTGGATTGCACAAAGAACTATTAGAAAGAGTCAATCAGGTGGTGGATTTCAAAATGGTTTTGCTTTTTTTGAAAATGGACTTGGGTTTAATTTTAAGTCTATTGACAAAATGATTGAGGATATTAACGATCAATCTCCTACAGAAAAGACAAATACAACCACTGGAAGACCAAGACTGTATAGTTATTCGTATAGTCCTAAGCGTGGTGATGATGGTAGTATGGACTCATACAAAATCAATGCCTTAACCTTTCCAAGCGAAAGAAACTTTTTAGAAGGTTTGAGACATGGTGCATGGTCTGGATTTAGCATTGGATTTGATCCTAATACTGTACCTAACTCTAAAATGGGAACCAGTACAGATATGTCCGTTGATGCATATCGATATTCCCTAAAAGAATTGTGGTCAAACATGTCTCACTTAGGTAAGAACTCTACAAATCCATTTGAAAAAGCAGATGATAATGTTAAAAATCTAGTTGATTATCCAAAGAGGGTTAGATATACTATTCTACCTAATCAGATTTTCGACCCTAAGTTTCAACAGAATGCAGACACTAACTATGAAGCATTGGTGGAACTTCAAGCATATCAGTGGATGAGATTTGAATCGTTGAAGACTATCAAACTTAAAATTAAAATTCCTGGTAATTTAGATCTATATGCAGGTCATGGAATCAACATAGTTATACCTGCAACCACTAGAAGTGGTGGTAAAACTCAGATAGATAAGAAATATAGTGGAAGATATATGATTGCTTCCTTGACACATAGTTCTACGGGGACTATCCTAGAGACTGAACTATTCCTGGTCAAGGATTCAGTTCTGAAATAAATAGTAACGTATCAATAGTATACAAATATGGAATCCATCGAAAAGCATATCGAGAAGGATAAGGAAATTCTCGATAATCCAAACACAAATCCTCAAATGCGTCGTCACATTGAAGGTGAACTGCATGATCTTGAGGAATACAAAGAGCACCATAAAAAGGAAATCGAAGCGGGTGACCATCATGACCCTACATACCTTGAGCTCTATTGCGACCAATTCCCATCGGAACCTGAATGCCTAGTGTATGACGATTGATGATTTTTTATTAGGACACTGGACAAACAAATATCAAGCACAATCTTCTCCACATTGTTATGCTCAAGTAGAAACAATATGGGAGAAGATTGATGGTGGGTATCATTCAAAAAACTTTTATAGAAAGGATGGTCCCAGCAATCCATATCGAGAAAGATATCACAAACTCGTAGTCATCTCAGAAACTGAAGTTGTCTTTGAAAATTATGATCTAGACTGGACACGATCGGAAAATTGTGATATGATGTTCTCATTCGACGGCACTGCATGGCACGGACGTTTAGTCGGTGATAAATGCACTGGTGTTAAAGGATATCGTGTTGAATCTATGATGTCTCTCTATGGTACTAAATTACATAGTAGAGATAGAGGATTTAATACAAATGGAGAAATGGTGTGGGGATCTCACAATCCTTACAAATTTATCCGAACGGGAGATTAGCTCAGCGGTAGAGCACCTCGTTTACACCGAGATTGTCACAAGTTCGATCCTTGTATCTCCCATATTATGAACATTCAGTATTTAAAAGAACCTTTCCCTCACATCATTATTGATAATCATTATGATGATTGGCAACAAAAAGAAATTTGGGAAGAGTTAGATTATCTTACACATCCTAGTAGGATGGTAAAAAGCAATGCTGGAGATGGAGCAATAACTCCTGATGGAGAATTGCTTAAAGACAATTATGTTGTATGGGTGGATGATTTTTTCACCAACAGAAATCATTCTAGCATTTTAAGGAATACTGCTAAAATGTATGAAAATGATCTGCAAATATTGAAAGATCATGGACATTGGTATTTTTCTGCACGAAATCTTTCTGCATACAATACTCAACTTTGTTACTATGAAGATAGTAATTCATATAAACCTCATTGGGATGTTTCTATTGTCACAACTCTAACTTGGTTTTATAAAAAACCTAGAGCATTTAGAGGTGGAGATTTAATTTTTCCTGAATTTGACTATAAGGTAGATCTAGACTATAATAGAACTTTGATCTTCCCATCTCCATTGATGCATGAGGTAACTCCTATCAAAATGAAACGACAAGGTGAAAAACTTGGTAGATATTGTATCAGTCAATTTATTATTTGTGAGCAAAATCAGCGATGATTAAAGCAGTCAGTCCTAACGCTCTTGGATGGTTAGAAAAAAAATTATCTCGCCAAGAAAAGATACATTTATGGGAATGTATTGAAAGCGGAGGTAAGGACTTAAAAGAAAATCTAGCAGGAAATATTTCCACTAGTCATGTGATTCCTGACATTGATGATCAGTTCTTCAATAATACATTGATAGAACTGATAGAAAGATATGGTCAAGAATTTATTGATTTAACTAAATCAGTGCCTACAACAGACCTCCGTCCTATATGTTTGGAAAGGATGTGGGTTAACTATCAGAACCAATATGAATTCAACCCACTGCATGATCATACTGGTATCTACAGTTTTGTAGTTTGGATGAAAATTCCTACTAGTTTTGAAGAGCAAAAGAAATTACCATTTGCTCGATCAAATTCTGTGGACATCTCTAATTTTGAATTTATCATCACAAATATTTTAGGTCAACCTTGTCCTTACACATATTTTATGTCACCTGAATATGAAGGAACTATGTTATTTTTCCCATCTAAACTAACACATATAGTGTATCCCTTCTATAATTGTGATGACCAACGTATCTCTATCTCAGGTAATTTGTCTTTAAAAGTATGAAAAAAACTATTATTGCTGGACTTCTTTTTGGTATGGCACATGGATTCTCCATGCCTGTACAAGCACACGAGGATAAGATTACTAAAGGATATAATACTTACGATGCTATGGGATGTATGCTTCTGCGAGAGTGTACAGACAACGTAGACGAAGTTTTCTCATTACTTGATATTTCATCTCAATATGATAATACCGAGGAGTTTACTTTTGCATCAAACGAGTTCAACAGACTTCTAGTGACACTTAATCAAATTGGTGTCAAAGTATATCTTGCAGATCAAAAATATTTCCCCGAGAATCATCGTGGTGTCTACCATACAGTTAGCAATAACTTCTATCTTAATCGTGCATACATGAATGACCCTGCTGTCCTGATGCAACTGATGAGACATGAAGGATGGCACGCTGCACAAGATTGCATGGCAGGAACCATTGATAATAGTTTGATTGCAATCATTAAACCTGAAGATGAAGTTCCTATGATCTGGCGTGTCATGGCAGAGCGTACATATCCTGAGAGTGCTGTTCCTTGGGAAGCAGAAGCAGGATGGGCAGGTAGAACTGAAGGTATGACTCAAGCAGCACTCGAAGCATGTGCCACTGGTAAAATGTGGGAAATTTATCCTCCTACTCCCATGACCGAGGAATGGTTAAAAGAAAATGGATACCTTACTAAATAAACTTATAGGATATAAACCTTAAATAAATGGCAACAATTGATGGTATTATCAATGAACCTTCAGTAAATTTTGTCGGTAGAGACGGATTTTTCTGGTGGGTTGGTGAAGTAGAAGACAACGAAGATCCAATGGAACTTGGACGCTGTAAGGTTCGGGTTCTTGGATATTACACGAACGTTCGTGGTGGAACTACTGCTGATTTACCAACTAAAGAAATTCCTTGGGCAACTGTTCTACAACATACTTCTCAGGCAGGTAATGATGGTCAGGGTGAAAGTTCTGGTCAATTACAACCTGGCGCTATTGTTATGGGATTCTTCATGGATGGAGAATCTGCACAGATGCCCATTGTGATCGGTGTCTTGCGTGTAAATAAATCTCCAGAGTCTGCAGATAAAAAAGTATTTGCATTTACTGGTGAATACATGGAACCAGGCATCGCACCTAATGCATCTGCTTTGAATCCAACTACACCAAACTCTGTTACTGCTAGAACTAAATCAGAGGGATATAATCGTCAGGGTAATAATAACTCAGTATCATTGCCTGCTAGTAAGACAACAGGTGTTCAAGGTGCTGGTTCACCAAATAGTATTGCTACAACTCCTGGTGTTGCTGGTAGTAGTGCTAACCCTGTAAAACCAAGAAATCCAGAGAAACCAATTCCTGCTGCTAATGGTGTTGGTGGTCCATGGAAAACTTTGGAGTATCAATTATCTTATCTTGTAGAAGATCTAGCAGATACGGCAGGTAATTTAGTTAAAGCAGAAGATGGTGACTTCTTAGATATTGTTTCTGGAAAACTGGTTACTGCAAAGGCACTGACTGCAAAGATTCAAAACTTTTTGAGTGCAGTATTTACACAGGTTGTTTCTGCAGTTCGACAATCAATTGCTAACTTAGCAGAGCAACTGCAACTCGTTAACCTTTTAGGCGGTGCTACTGGTGTTCCGTTTGTTATCTTTACTGCTATTCAACAGGCAGTTGTACAGATTTTATCTTCTCTATGTAATATTGACTCTAACTTGATTGGTTATATCTCTGATCCTATTGGAAGTCTTACTAATATTGTTAATTCATTCTTGGACGGAATCATTGATAAGGCAGCAATGGTTCTTCAGGGTGTTCAGGAAATCATTGATAGTATCGTCTGCAGTGTAAATAACATCCTTGATCAAGTTCTTTCAATTGTTGATACAGTTTCAACTATCGTTCAAGGTGTTCAGCAAGCACAAGAAATTATTGAAGCATGGAAATCTGGTAGTGCTATTTTCTCAGAAGGAACAGACTTAATCAAGAATGGAATCAGTAGCATCACTGGTCTCATTGCTATGTTTATTAAGTTTGCTGCTGGTAATTGCGACAGAACTCCTGATGGTGGTGTAGATACAGTTGGTTGGTTCCCTCTCTTTGGTGTTACACATTGTACTGAAGAAGAACTTGCAGAAATTAATAAAATCCGAGGAAAACAAAGAGGGAGTTGTGGCAATAATAGTGGTGGTGGAAGTTTAATCGACAACATCATTGCTGAAGCAGATCCATATATGACTGCCGCAAAAACATGGATCAATGGTGCATATGAGATGTATGTTGGTACACCAGGTAGACAAGCAAGTCTAAAAAAAGATACCAACGGAACTACACACCTCGCAGTTAAAACTAACAATCATGAGTATGCTAAACATGTAGCATATAAAAAGATTCGTGAAGAGAACAAAGATATCAGTGACGAAGAAGCACAAAAATTAGCAGATCAAACCGCAAAGCAAAATAATAGCGGTAAAGGTGATACTGGTAATTTAGTTGCAAACCACTCAACTTATGCAGGTAACTACACTCAAGAAATTCATGGTGATGATTGTAAAACAGTTGACAATGATAAGGTTGTCAATGTAAATGGCGATTACTTCTTGAAAGTTACAGGTGACATGCACCTTGAAGTTGGTGGTGGTTTATTCGTTGATGCTGAAGGTGCTCCTAGAGTAGTTGATAAGAATGGTGAAGATAAAAACACTAAGATTCAAAAGCATACACTCAAATTTGGATCTGATGTTGATATCAACGTTGTTGGTGCTAAACTTGAAGCACAAGCATCTGAAATTAACCTTGCATCACAATCCACTAAAATTACTGGTGCATTGTATGAAAACTCTTGTAGTCAGCAAAGTATGTCTGGTGCAGAAATTATCTGCACAGGATCTAATAGTATCAGTTTGATTACAACAACACTGAATGAAACTATTAACATGCTTAGTGCAGGTATTCCTCCTGCAAAAGCAGGTATCTTCAGACTAGTAAAAGGATCTGTAGAAACTATCATGTCTCCTGCTGGTTCTGCTGCTGATGCTGTTCCTAGGTATACTATTTCAAATACTGCGGGTCTTAAAGCAGAAAACTATGGTCTTACTTCTGTATGTGACGTTAAAGGTGCATATACATTAACTGTTGGTGGTGTCGCTACTACAAAAGTTGGTGGCGTTTGTTCTATCACTGCTGGTGGTGCGATGAATCTTATCGCAAAAGGCAAAATGATCATTGGAGCACCAACTATTTACTTAAACTAATTATGACAAATTGGCAAATTCTTCCGATGTTTGCTCGTCCGATAGCAATCACGAAGATTGATGATGAAAAAACTAAAGCAGTTCAAAAACTTGCATCTAAGGTGATGTGGTTTGCTTCAAAAGAACATCAGGATATTGAGATAGCATATTCTAAGAAGGATAATATTCTTAAAGGAGAACTGCAGGAATATTTTCTCGACCTTGCTGCAGACTTAATTGGTGAGTTTGGGTATCAATGTGATATTCAAATGACTAGATCATACTTCCGAAAGTCTGATCCGTCAGGATTTACTTGGGAAGATTGTAACCCAGGATCTTGGTTTACTGCTATTTTCTGGTGGGAAGATTATGCGGAAGAATCTGGTGGAATAAAGTTTTCTTGTGACCCTGATCCATACGGACAACCTAAGGAATGGAATGTATGGAGTTCTCCTTGGATCGATATTTACCCCAATGCAGGTGCGTTATGCATATTTCCCAGCACCATGCGTAATCGCTTGACTGTTAACCAGTCAGAGACCTCTCGGAAGGAACTGATGTTCCACTTTGTGCCAAAGTAACTGCTGGCACACCCCCCTTGCGTTTCGCTCTGGTTGTGCTATAATACATAGGTAATCAAGGGAACTCCCATGGACACCGAACTAGCACATGTCTTCGTCAACTTCTCGAAGCGTTCTATGAAAATCGTGGACAACGAAGGATATGACAAAGATGTCAACTGGAAGTGGGACTATGACGGAGCAGAAGGTTTCTCTGAAACTGTCTCTGAACTAGGAGAAATTCTCGATCCCGACATGATCACTTATTGTTTTGCAGAAGCATGATTGGACCTATTGGTATTACCCTACGTCAAGCAGAAGATCACTTTGATTTCATTATGGATCTAACAGAATCTCAACATGTATGCTGGAAGATTACTCGTCCAGATGGAAAATCTGCGATGATGGTTCCTGTAAATGAGATTCCTCCTGTTGCAGATGAAATCCAACAGCAAGCAGAAGAATTTCGTAAATCATTTTTAGAAGGAGTTGGTGTTTCTGATGAGACCTGAAACTCGTAAATCTATGGAAATGCTTTGGTCAGCAAAATGGAACTTGCCAACAGCAGCAGCACATGCTAATCTTAGCAACAAGGAGATGAAAATTACTTTCAATGAGTATTGTCATTTCCATCCCCCAACCTATGATGGGAGTGTGGCGGAATCGGTAGACGCACCAGACTTAAAATCTGTTGAGAATTAATCTCGTGGGGGTTCAAGTCCCCCCACTCCTATATTATGGACAAGGAAAAGTTGATTGAGATGCTTCACCAAAATGAAAATGACTATCACGAACTTCCGATGTATGGTCTGATTGCAGATTGGTATCTTCGTTATTGGCATCTACACATTGCATTGTATCAGTATTTGGAACTTGATAAGGAGGATTATTATGGTCCTTGGCCTCTAAGACAATAGTCCCGAAATGACTTAAAACTTGCTCTGGTCGGGTGTTCCCTTCGTTTACTATGGAATTTTTATTTTCTAACTCATTTTATTCTAAATTTCAAGCACCTAATGCTGGTGAATTAATCTCAACTCTAGAGATGGATGAGGGTGAAAATGTAAAATATTCATGGTCCGACATGTGTAATGTAAAGACTTATCGTCTTTCAACTGAAAAGTATCTCCCAATCCTGAAACCTTCTATTGAACAATTTGCTCGTAATGCAGCGATTGGAGAACTAAATTATTACATGTGGGATCCTTGGATAAATTTTTATTCAAGAAATGGTTTCCAAGAGTTGCATGATCATTCTAATCATGATATAGTATGTGTATTCTTCTTGGACACTGGTATAGACTTTAGTGAATTCTACTTCTACAATAGAAATCACATTCAATGGTCTTTTAACTGGAGAACTCTTATGGAACTATCTGATAGGTTTGTACCTACAATCAGAAAAGGTGACATAATGTTTTTCCCAGGTCATATGTTGCATGGAGTATCTCCTCACCGATCCGATAAAGTGAGGAGAACACTATCGTTCAATCTGGATATTACTTTTCCAAATGCATGATTTCATCAGAGAATATCAAATTAGTAAAGAACTCTGCGAAGAATTAATCATACATTTTCATACCTCCATGAATAAACGTCCTGGAGAATGTGGAAGAGGTGTTGACTTGAACGTAAAAAGATCTACAGATTCTGAATTTACAGACTTAGACACAGGTTACGGAAAACTTTATCATGATGCTCTCATGAAATGTGTAGATGCATATTGTGATGAGTATCCATTCGCTGAGTTTTATTGTGAATTCAGTGCCGTAGAACCTATTCGTTTACAATGGTATAAACCAGGCGAAAGTTTTCGTTTGTATCACTGCGAACGAGGATCTGTAGAAAGTTCTTTGAGACATTTAGTCTTTATGACTTATCTCAACGATATTGATGTTGGTGGTGAAACTGAGTTTTACCATCAGCAACTCAAAGTTAAACCTGAGACAGGTAAAACACTTATCTGGCCATCAGATTGGACATTCACACATCGTGGAGTAGTTGCACCTCACGAACACAAATACATAGTCACAGGTTGGTTATCATTTCCATCGCCCCCGTAGCTCAGTGGTAGAGCAGGGCTTTTGTAAAGCTCAGGTCGCAAGTTCAAATCTTGTCAGGGGCTCCTTGGGGAATTAGCTCAGTTGGTAGAGCGCCTGCTTTGCAAGCAGGATGTCAGCGGTTCGAGTCCGCTATTCTCCATGGGGGAGTACAAAAGATCTGTATTTTAGAAACAGCGCCCCCTCTTTTATGGCATCTAATTACGAATTTGGTGGTAGACCCGTAACGGGAGTTCATCTTCTTCTACTCATAAGTGAGATGGAAGGTACTTATCAACATCTTAAGTACATGGGTTTTGAAGAAGATATGACCACTATTGACAATATGAAGAAAAAGTATTATAGTCTTTACTTCAAGACTGCCAAACAAGAAAAACTCAATCCTCAGTAGCTCAGCGGCAGAGCTATCGACTGTTAATCGATTGGTCGTAGGTTCAAATCCTACCTGGGGAGTTATATGATTGTTACCATGGAACAAGCATTCACCGAAAAAATCTTTTACGAAACACCAACTAGATTGCCTGATCCTATGATCGCAATGATGGTGCAACAAGTTAAAGAACTGACTTATAACACAGCAGAGACTGGATCTGAAAAAGAAGGGAATCCAGATTTAGATTTAGTTCGTAGATCTAATGTTGCTTGGATTAATTGGGATGAATGGATTCCTGGAATTATTCACAACATTATGACATCTGCTAATGAAGAATATTTTCATTATGATTTAACTCACTTTGATAGTAGAATACAATCTACCATCTATAATGGTGAGGATGAGGACTTTTATACATGGCATACTGATGATGGTACATCAACGTTAAAACCAGAATATCCTGGTCAGGAGAGAAAACTATCATGTTCTCTCCTGTTAAGTGATGCTGACGAATATGAAGGTGGTGAGTTTCAAATTCACTATCACAGAAATTGTTTCATGTCATTGAAACCAAGGAAAGGAAGTGCTATTGTATTTCCATCTTGGATTCCACATAGAGTTAGACCAGTAAAAAGCGGTCAACGTATTTCTTTGGTAGCATGGATGAAAGGTCCGATGTTTAAATAGTAATGAACTACCATGGAATATATGGGAATATACGACACAATTTATTCAACCTTTGATCTTGGACCAGGATTCTGGAATAGAGAGTTACGGACTAAAGATCTGGAAGGATACATGACGTATAACTGGATTGACCCTAAAGGTCAACTTTGGACAGTAGATCATACTGGAACATATGATTTTGAAGATAGTGGATGCTTCAAGGTTGTAAAGAACATAAATCATGGTAGAGTATCACCATACCCCCTTTCAAAACAAATAGAACTATATCCTGCACATTGGACTATACATTACGCTCCAACTCCCAGTGCTATGGTTACATTTGTAGAGGGACGTGTTGAAAACGTATTATTCGCTTCTGGTAATTAATGGCATTCCTTGTACACCCTATTCCTCCAAATCCAGTATTCGTAAAGAAAGAATATCTTTACGATCATGAAAAAGGTCATGGTGAATTGACACCAGGCATATGGATTTCTGTTAAAAGTGTTCAGACTAAAGCATTGTATTTTGAGACACTTTTGACTGAATATGGCGCATTGTTTGATAAATTACCTTTAAGCGCATTTGTATGGAAAAAAGACTTCGATCCAGAAGATCAACTCCCTTTGGACGTACTTGAACTTTGGGACTCTTTCGACTATAATATCACTGTAGTTCGCAAACCTCTTCTGGGACGCTGTGAGTTCTTTGGTAAGGACAAAAAAATGCACGCAGGAGAATATGAATTTACAATTGACTCTGCTCATCCAGATCATTCTATTATCGACACTAATTTTTCTGAGTTGGACCCCGAGCACAAATCGTTCAACGTCATCGCCCTCGACAATGGGCAGTTCGCTGCTCAACCGAACAATCGAGTGATCTGGAGGGACAATTCACTAATCCCAGGAAAACTTAAACAACCCGATTTCAAAGTTTGTACACAAAACTATGCAGTTGAAACAGAACCAAAATGGTGGACAGTTGGACACACAGACGAGTGGCAATACAAAACCGAAGATGGTGCCTGAAAACGCCAAACTAATTGATGATGCTTTCTACGTTGTGGAAACACGATTTATGTGGAAAAGTATGCGTCAAGTTGATGGTGAATGGAAGGATTTCCTATTCGGTCTTACTGAAAAAGTTGTCACTGACATGTCTAGATGGCATCTAAAGTGTGAGCAAGAGGGCACACTAGAACAATATTCCCGTGTTGTTGGGAATGCAATCGTTGGAGGAAAATTATGACTAAAAAATCAATGACTATTGGTAGCGATACTTGGGAGTGGGAAGAAACTCCTGAAGCAAAAGCAGCAATCGCAAAGTTGCATCAAAATGCCACTGAGCGTCTTCATGCTGACATTCGCAAACTTGAACTGAAAGCACCTGATTATGGAGTTGGAAAATGAAACCACCTACCCTTGAAGAATATCAAGCAGCAGGAGAAGAATTCTTTCCTAAGTATTTCTATGTTGCCAGAGAACTTGGTGAAGGTGCTAAGGCAGAAGAAATTCTGAAAGTGATGGAATCTCTTGCTGGTGTTGCTATGAAAAAACGTTCCGAGGATAAAGTTGGTCCTTGGGGGTTTGTAAAGGACGATGATACAAGTAATTGATGATTTCTTACCAGAAGAAGATTTTATGACTATCAGTCAATTCATGACTGGTCATAAAATCAACTGGTATTTTCAAAACTATGTTAACGACCAAGTTGATGAGGAGTTTGATGATCCAAACACATTTCAATTTACACATGGCATTTACAATGTAAACGAAGGTCCAATTAGTGAAACTTTCAACGCCATTAAAGCATTATTCATGGAAAGGTTGAATGTTTGGATGTGGATTAGAATTAAAGCAAATCTTCTAACTAAAACGGAAAATTTAAGAGAGTTTGGTTATCATGTAGATTTTCCTAGACCTATCAGCGATAACATGACCACCGCAATCTATTATCTAAACACTTGTAATGGTCATACATCTTTTATAGATGGAACAACTATTGAGACTATTGGTAATAGGATAGTAATTTTTCCAACTAACACTAGACACACTGGTTCAACAACAACTGATAGTAAGCATAGAGTTGTAATTAACTTTAATTACTATCAAAATATGGAGATTCAGAA